GTCCGGGCGCAACACCCTGACGTCACCGACGCCCAGGTCGCCGCGCTGATGCCCGACGAGACATGGGGCAACGACCGGTACACCGTCAACGTCCACTACCTCGACGGCGACCGTGACGGGTTTGTCGAGGTCGGCGTCCACAACCACAACCGCACGCCTCACGTCCCCTGGCGGCACCTCCAACAGATCAAGGACGAGGTGATGGGGCCAGACCGGGAAGCGATACAACTGTTCCCCGCCGAGGACCGCCTGGTAGACACGGCCAACGAATACTGGCTGTACGTCTACCCGGTCGGGAAGGCTCCGATGCGGGACCGTCGAACCAAGGTCGGGATGGACTACGGGCGCAACGTGGCCTACGACATGGTGGAAGGGTTCGGCAAGAGTCGCCAAGCACCCGAGATGAAAGTCGGGATGTAGAGCTACCTTTTCGGTTAGCCCTTAGCCCTTGTCTGTTAGCGGTCGTACATGGTCAGTCGTACACGCCGGACTCCACCTCGGCCCCGGCAGGGTTACCCATCGAAATGATCGACGCCGACTTGTCGCCCAGCGGTAGAACGCTGGCGACGTACCCCTTGATGATCGACAAGGCACCTGGGGCTGCTGCCACCAGGAGAACCTTGACCGCTGAAAGACTCATGTCGGTCATGGTCCCGGCGACCCAAAGCCCAAGCACGCTTTGGACATACGTGGACAGGGCGCGTTCCGCAACGTCGCGGATCTGAGCTAGGTCGAGGTTCATGTCGTCACCGATGGTTTCTCAGCCGGTGGCTTCTTCGCCGGGGCTTTCTTCGCGGCGGGTTTCTTGTCCCCGGTGGCCTTGGCTGCTGGGGCTTTCTTCGCCGCTGGCTTCTTGGCTGGCTTCGGGGCGGGAGGCTTCTTGCCGGTCGTGATGGACTGGTACAGCCCGTCGTCGACCGCTCCGGTTTCTTTCAGGTCGTGGGCCTTCTGGAACGCCACAACCGCCCGCATTGTTTGGAGGCCGAAATGTCCGTCGGCCGGACCTGGGGTGTACCCCTGTTCCAAAAGGGCTTCCTGAACGAGCACCGTCGATACCCGGTCGGCCCTCCTGTAGTCGAGCAGAAACGGCATCGCTTACCTCCTCATCGGAACAATGCGTCGAAAGTTTCGACGTTGACAATACCCGTCACGGGCATCTTGCGCTTTCGTTGGAACTGTTTGACAGCCCAAGCGGTCTTGCGGCCGAAGATGCCGTCGGCGTGGCCGCAATCGAAACCCGATGCGCCCAACCTGGACTGTGTTGTCTTGACCGCCGGTCCACGCGACCCCCGGATCAGCGGCTTGCGGGATACCTGTTCCCGTTGCCTGGCGATCGCGGCCATGATCCCGGCCCAGTCGATTTTCGGTTCCAGTGGGGGAGCCTCGATGGTGCCTTCCGACGCTTGGCCTTTCAACGCCGGGGCGTCGAACCACCCTTTGCCGTTCCTGGGTTGGTGATGCCACCACTCTCTGAGCGAGCCGTCTTTGTTCTTGACGGTCGGCACCACCCCGTAGGTGATGGCGATCTTGTTTATGTCGGGCTTCGAGATCGACTTTGACAACTGGTGGAGGTCAACAGCATAACTATGACCGTCGGGTTGTTCTTGGTGAAAGCTACCTCGAAAGAAGCCATCCGGTCGTAACCAGTCAGGGTTCGCGGCTAAGTTCCCTTTTCCTGCTCTGAAGGCTCGATAGAGGCGCAGTTGGTGCGCGTACGACCGGCATCCCGACGACACGGCAACCCGGTTCTTGATTCGGGTGTCGGCGAAGAACGCTTCCAACCTGGTCACAAACCTGGGGTGAAGCAGGTCGAGTTGGATGCTGCTGTTGGTCGTCGGTATGTCCACAGTTAGTTCTCCGAACGTAGGACTTTCTCAAACATGCGACCGGCGATCAGGGCCAAGACGATTGCTATGGCCGACGCGATCAGAGCGGTTTGGGCGATGTCGCCCCTGCTGGTTCCGTAGGTCGGGGACTGGGCAACCATTTCTACCCCGAAGGTGGACACACCGCACAGGGCAGCCCGCGTCCATTGGTTCACACGAAGCCCTGCCCCGGCTACCACCGTTGCGATAAGTGCTGTGATGCCGCCCGACCTGAGGGCGTTCACCCAGTGGTCGCCGGTTATGGAGGACAGGTCGCCTTCGCTCATGGCGGTGAGGCAACCCAGGAAGGTGCTCGTCAGGTGGGTTTGCGGCTGTGCCGCCTTGATTCGTTGAAGCATCATGCCCCTTGTCGGACACGATGGTCACTGTGCTGGTGTGGGTCGTACTGCTAATCATCGTACAGGTAATCGTGTGACCAGTTTCGAGTCTCCAACGCGGTCCACAGACGCCAGACCATGTCCCACATCTCATCGTTCCGGTGGTACAGATCCTCGGTGCGGCTGTAGACATCATTGTGAGCGCCCCACAGGTCATCGACCTGCCAGTGCTCGACGCCGCCACCGCCGGACTCCACCCGCACCCGCAGCTCGGTTAGTTGCCGGGTCAGTTCGTCAATCTCCCAGTCCAGACCGTTTTCAAGGTCCGTGAACTTCCATTCCAGATCAGCCCCAGCATTGACCTTCCCGTGGAGTTCCGCCACCTGGCGAACCAAGTCGGTGACCTGCCAATCGAGATCAGCGTCGGCGTTGTCCCCACCGACCATCTCATTCAGCCGCCGTTCGACCTCATCGAGTTTCCACTCCAAGGTTGAGACTGCGTCGTAGATCGCGTAGAACTCCCCGGCGCGCACCAAAATGTCATCCAACTGCCACTGAACATCATCAAGGTCCAACCGCAGTTGTTCGGCGCGTTCCGTGTTGGTACTTATCTCAGCCCAGGCGTAGGCGCTGTCCTGATACTGCGAGCGTAGGTTTTCAATCTCCGTGAACATCTGGTTGGTTCGGGAGTCCAGTTCGTTTGCCAACGAAACCGCCCCCGCCAACCCCTCGACCGCAACAGCCATATCAGCCACAGCATTTGAGTTGTCGTCAATCTGCGCCCGGATCATCATGCCCTGCCACACGATGAACCCGACAGCAATCAGGATCGACACCAGGGTTCCCAGGTTTAGCTGCGGGAGTTTCCACTGCTTCCAACTGGTTGTGGTTTCCTGTTCCACCGGGGTGTTCGCCTGGTTGTCAACCATGTTGCTACCCCGAAAAAATCTGTGTGGCGAGCAACAAACCAGCGTTGTCGAGCACCACGTTGATAGTTGGAACCGGCCCGGTGGGCGATGAAATACTGACCGCTGTCCCGGCTGTAACCCCGGTGACATCGCCGGTCGTCGGCGCGGCCCAGATCAGCCCGGTGGTTTCTCCCGAGTCGGCGGTCAGGACGTAGGTGTCGGTCCCGACGATGAGTACCTGAGCGGTATTGCTGCCGGTTCCCGCCAAGACGTCGCCCTTCGCCGCCGTATCGAGCGTCAAAGAAAGCGCCCCGGAAGTCCCCCCGCCTTGGATGCCGTTCGAGGTGGACACCGCCGTGATGTCCCCGGTGGAGACTTGCTCGACGCGCTGTGAGATACGGCTCGGCATGGCTGCCTCCTATCCGAAGTAGGTCACGTGGATCACCGAGTCGGACGACACGGCGATGAACTTCACACTTGCCATCGACGAATACAGGTCGAGCACCGAGTAGGGGTTCAGATAGTGCCCCACCGAAGCCGTGGGGGTGCCCCACCGGACCCGAACAGGTTCGGCACCGTTCGTCACGAGAGCGTTCATGGCCCCCGACGGGACCGAGGCGAGGGCCACAGCGGTACTCGACACGGTAAGCGCCTCGTCGCCCTTGACGACCCCGTAGTCGGATGCTGCGGCCCTGGCTCTGCTCATGTTAGTTCCTTATCTCGGGGCGGTCGTTGTCCCCGGCGCACATCGTGTACGGGCCGTCGGCGTCGACGTAATGGACGAACAGTTGGACATGATAAGCGTCCGGCGGACCTTCCATCGGTTCCCGCCAATGCTCCACCTCGCACCCCCGATAGACGGCCATCTCGCCCGGCTCTTGGACGACCTCGGCACCGTCGATGAACAGCGGCCACGTTGGGGAATAGTTCGCTCCGACGAGGAGCGTGCCCGATACCTCGCAGGCGGGACGGTCCCGGTGCGGGTTGAGGATCGCCCCCGGTCGGTAGACCCGAGCGTAGGTGTAGGTCGGCAACAGTGACAGGCCGGTGATCTCCTCCATGCGGGGCTGGAGCGTGGCGTGGAGGAAACTCATGTTCGCGTCCTTGTAAACGGCGAACATCCCTGGCGACTGGGCGTCTTCCCAAGTGGATTGCCCGTCGGGAGGAATCTCGACCGACTCGCGCCACAGCATGTACCGGGTCACGAAGTCCAAGTCCACCATGTCCATCTCCGACTTGGCTTCCTCGTAACCCTTCCCGATAGCGAGTCTCCACTTGGCCCACCCGCTCGTCGCCGTCGGAATGTAGTCGCTCACGCGGTCGGCTCCGGTAGGAACCCGTAGAAGATGTTGAGCACATAGCGGTCCATCTTCGCCGGGAGAGTCCGGTGGGCGTACATCCAAGCAGCGGGGAAGATCACGGCGCGGCCTTCAACCGGGGCGACCTTGACCTCCAAGTCAGGGAACTCCAACTCGCCGCCCTCAGGGACCGTGTTGAGGAACATCCCGAAGGTCAGGAACCGGGTGGCGCTATGAGGCCATCCCCAGTCGGAGTGGACGGCGTGATACGCCTCACCCGGCTTGTACCGGAGGACGTTGTATCCCTCGCCCATCCCGAACCTCGGAACCTCGGCCGCCTGCTTCCGTTCCTTCGTGTAGTGGTCCATACATTGTTGAGCGAAGGCGAGCAGCGGCTCATGTTCAACCGGCGGCGACTGTTCGATAAAGGCGAGTTGGTCGGAGTCCCGCGAATAGCGGTCCATGCCGCCCGTCGTCGCCGATTGGTTCCACCGCAACGACCGGTTGGCGTTCATAATCGCCTCAGGGCAGGTCGTCGTGTCGGCCAACTGGTACTGGCACATGAACCTGTCCAACCAGACCGGCGTCGCTGTCAACTGATCGACTATGGCGGTTTCCACTATCCCTCCAC